ATTATGCGAATGGCGGCGGGAGCAACTTACGGAGTAATTGAAGACATCGTAGTTTACGGATAAACATTTAACGGGGCGGGTAACCGCCCCTATTATAAACAATTAAAAACATAAAAAATGGCTTGTGATATTACACACGGTAGATTGGAACAATGTAAAGACGTTGTCGGCGGTTTACAAGCAATCTATATATTAAACTACGGCGAATACGACCCAATCGCGGACGTTACTTATTCGGCTACAATTGGATTGGAAGATTTGATTACACAAATTAATTTACCAGCGCTTACACCGATTTACAAATACGAATTAAAAGGGACAAATTCTTTTGAAACTACAATTACAAGTTCAAGAGAAAACGGAACTACGTTCTTTGAGCAAGTTTTGGCGGTTATGTTAAAGAAACAAGACGCGCAAACGCACAAACAAATTAAGTTACTTACTTACGGAAGACCAAACATTATTGTTCGCACAAACGCAAACCAATTCTTTATTGCTGGATTAGCACGAGGAATGGACGTAACGGCTGGGACTATCGGAAACGGAACGGCGCTTGGGGATATGAACGGATATTCCTTGACTTTTACGGGACAAGAAGCAGTACCTGCCAATTTCCTTGATTGTACGTCTGAAGCTACATTAGCGACTTTACTTACAATTACAACGGCTGAAATTATTACTACATAAAAGACGTTTTATTGGTTAAAACTAAAAGGGGGTTGCATTAGTGTAACCCTTTTTTTATGAAACAAAAAACGGAAAATCTAATTATATTAATATGATAGTTTTAACGACACAAAACGTATTAAGTCAAACTTTTAATTGCACCCCCAGAACGGGCGTAATTACCGACTTATTAATTACGGACGAAGCGGAAAACTTAACTACAAACGTTCCGATTATTTCACAAGGGGCATCAAGTTACTTTTATCAAATAGAAGCAATTTTTAATCTTACGGAAAATCGTTTTTATATGATTGAATTACAAGACGCTTCAGGAAACAGATTATTATTAGAGAAAGCATTTTGCACCGACCAACCATTAGCGACGTTCTCAGTAAATAACGGGCAATATGTTTCGAATACATCAAACAACGAATTTATAATTTATGAATAATTACCACGTCTTAAATTTATCGAGTTACACGACACCAATAGTCGAAGAAACTAACCGCGAAAGTTGGGTTGATTTCTTAACGGAAAACGGCGAACAATACTTTGATTTCTTAATTAACCGATACACGAATTCAACGACGAATAACGCAATAATAAATAATATATGTAGATTAATATACGGGCGAGGTTTAAGTGCGTTAGACGCGTCTAAAAAGGTAAATGAGTACGCACAAATCATGACTTTGTTTTCAAGGGACGACGTGCGCAAAATGATTATTGACCGCAAAATGTTGGGGCAATTTGCTATTCAGGTTCATTATTCAAAAGATAGGAAAAAAATACTAAAAGCTTACCACGTTCCCGTTAATTTATTACGAGCTGAAAAGTGCAATAAAGAAGGCGAAATAACGGGTTACTATTATTCGGATAATTGGAACGATACTAGACAATTTCCACCTATGCGATATTCGGCTTTTGGATTCTCAAACGATAATGTAGAAATACTTTATAGTAAGCCTTATTCAGTTGGAATGAAATACTACGCTTACCCAGACTATCAAGGCGCAGTGCCTTACGCATTATTAGAACAAGAAATAGGCGACTATTTAATTAACGAAGTACAAAACGGATTTAGCGGAACTAAGGTTGTAAACTTTAACAACGGAGTGCCGAGCGAAGAACAACAATCGATTATTAGCCAAAAAGTTTTAAATAAATTAACGGGTTCACGCGGACAAAAAGTAATTGTTGCATTTAACGACAACGCCGAAAGTAAAACAACGGTTGAGGATATTCCATTAAACGACGCTCCAGAACACTATACTTATTTAAGCGACGAATGCTTAAGAAAAATAATGTTGGGACACAATGTTACAAGTCCGTTATTATTTGGAGTTGCTTCAACAAATGGATTTAGTTCGAATGCAGACGAGTTAAAAAATAGTGCGGTTTTATTCGACAATATGGTTATTAGACCATTCCAAGAGGAACTACTTGACGCGTTTGACACGATTTTACATTTTAACGGAATAAGTTTAAAACTATTTTTTAGAACGCTACAACCTTTGGAATTTACGGATTTAGAAAACGCGCAAAACGAAGAACAAATTGCAGAAGAAACGGGAACGGAATTAAGCGCAGACCCAAAAGACGAAGCACTTGCGCAAGCTCTTATTGATTTAGGCGAAGACGTAAACCCCGAATGGCTATTAATAGACGAAAACGCAGTTGATTACGACAACGACGACGACGAAAACCAATTATTAAGTAAAGAATTTAAACAAAGTTTTTTAAGCAAAGTTGTTAATTTAGTTAGTACGGGTTCGGCGTTCCCGAATTCAAAAAGCGAACAAGACGAAAATATTGACGGATTCCAATTTATTACGCGTTACGTTTACGCTGGAGAACAAAAAGCAAACGGGCGGGCATTTTGCAAACAAATGATGAGTGCAAATAAGATATATCGTAAAGAAGATATTTTAAGAATGGAAACGCAAGTTGTAAACGCTGGTTTAGGTCCGCGCGGAACAAATACTTATTCTATTTGGTTGCACAAGGGCGGGGCTAATTGTTATCATCGTTGGAACAAACAAGTTTACGTTAATTTTTCGGGTTCGGGGATTGATGTTAATTCACCAAAAGCAAAACGAATAGCAGGAGCAAAAGCCGAAAAGTTTGGTTATATAATTAAGAACCCAAGTTTAGTTGCAACAAGACCAATAGACACACCAACAAAGGGGTTTTTACCAACAAATAAAAGATTTAAATAATGGCTGAAGCACTTTTAATTTCACGAAACGACATAGTTAAGTTTACCGCACTAAACGGGAATATCGACACGGACAACTTTATTCAATGGATTAAGGTTGCCCAAGATATTCATATACAAAATTACTTGGGGACAAATTTACTTGAAAAGATTAAAACCGACATAATAAACAACACGCTTGTAAACCCTTATTTATCGTTGCTTACTACGTACGTTAAACCTATGCTTATACACTGGGCAATGGTTGAATATTTGCCGTTTTCGGCTTATACAATCGCTAATAAAGGAGTGTTTAAACATACAAGCGAAAACGCAACAAGCGTAGAAAAAAACGAAGTAGATTTTTTAGTTGAAAAGGAACGAATGATTGCACAAAATTATACGGAGCGTTTTATAACTTATATCAATTTTAACAATTCTTTGTTCCCTGAATATAGCAATAATAGTAACGCGGATATGTTCCCAAGCACTCAAAACAATTTTACAGGTTGGTATATATGAAAAAGAAACACAAACCAAAAGAAACAAACATCAAAAAATTACTTGTTTACTTAACTAAAATAAAAGAACAAAAATAATGGAACACCTACGAGCTTTATCTTTATTGTTTTTTGCCTTTGCTTATTTAACCGCGCTCGCGATGTTTTTTGAACAATCGTTGTTTTTGAAATTTGCTTCGGTTGCTTTATTCGCTTTTTTGACGCACCAATTAATTGACCAATACCACCTAAAAAAATGAAAATACAATTATTTATATTACTTACAAATATACGCTTGTCGTTTATGAAATTACTAGCAATCGTTGGAGCGTTCTTTTTACCTATTTCGGGAATACTTTTTTTAATTGGTTTCGCTATTTTGATTGATACTTTAACGGGACTTTGGAAAGCAAAGAAATTAGGAATACCGATTACATCGCGTAAACTTTCGGCGGTTGTTTCTAAATTATTTTTATACGAAATTGCGGTAATTGGATTTTACTTAATAGACTTTTTTATTTTAAACGATATTATTTTAAAATTCTTTTCAGTTCCTTTAATGCTCACAAAGATACTTTCGTTAATATTAGTTAGTATCGAGTGTATTTCAATCAATGAAAATTATATTGCCATTCGTGGAATTTCAATCTGGGATTCAATGAAAAATTTATTTGCACGTGCTAAAGAAATTAAAACCGATTTAAATGGAATTAGACATAACCAAGATAGTTCAACAACGTCTATCTAACGACCAATTTTTACAAGAAGAACACCCTAAAAAACAAATCTATTTACACCATACCGCCGGGGGTGGAAACCCTATTGCGGTGGCTAATTACTTTCAACAAAAAGAAGGTAAGGTTGCGACGGCTTTTGTAATTGGCGAAAAGGGAACTATTGTACAATTATTCAGCTCAAAACATTGGGCGTACCATTTGGGATTGAAGCCCGAAGTATTCGCAGAAATGGGCGTTACTTATCGGAGCTTGGATAAAATATCAATCGGTATTGAAATATGCAATTTTGGACCATTAAAGAAACAAAACGGATATTTTGTTAATTACGTAGGGGGACGAGTTGACCGCTCACAAGTAACCGAGCTAAACGGAAAATACAAAGGGCATATTTGGTGGCAAAAATACACGGACGAGCAAATCGAAAGCACTCGACAATTATTAGTTTACCTTTGCGATACTTACGGAATAAGCAAGGATTATTTTGATTCGATTTTTGACATCGACAAACGCGCTTTGCGAGGTGAAAACGGAATCTTTACTCACAATTCAGTACGCCACGACAAGTCCGACATTTACCCTTGTCCAAGAATGATTGAAATGTTAAAGAATTTATGAAAAAACTAATTGCATTTTTAAGCGTTCTAACGATGTTTAGTTGCTCAAGTGAACGCTTGGTACAATACCACTATCAAAAGGCGCTTAAACACGGCTTAAAATTGATTACGGACAGCGACACGATACGAATAGTTAGTATTGATTCAGTCGCAGTAATAAAAAACGACACAATTTATTGGGAAAAAATAATAACGTCAAAAGATACTATCATTTATTTTAAAAATGTTTACGTTCCCAAAACGAAATGGCAAACCCGCATAGAGTATAGATACAAAACGCAATTGGTCAAACAAGACGTTTTAAAGTATAAATACATTTACAAAGATTCCAAAAACAAAAAAGCAAAAAGCAATTGGAATTTATTTCTTTGGGGGTTTATTTCTGGAGTTGGTTTATTTTTTTTATTACGGTTGTTTGATAAATTAAGACGCATAGTTTGATAAATAATTTTCGACCAAGACTAACGCCAGATGAAGCGGAAGTTTTACAGAAATACCGCGCAATTAAAAAGGCGTCGGATTCTATTGGAATTAACGACGCCGACGTTAAACACGGATGGTTAAAAAACGACAAAGCTAGTTTATTCTTTAAAAACCCAAACTTTAAAAGCGAAGACGAACAAGGGTTAGAATTAATCAAACTAGAATGTATTGAAGCCGTAAAAAACCACGCGCCAAAATACGAAAAACCAAAGTTTGAAAAAACGGACGATTCGCATTTATTAGTTATTGATATTGCCGACTTGCATATAGGTAAATTAAGTTCCGTTTTTGAGGTTGGCGAAGATTACAATTGTCAAATAGCCGTAAAACGCGCAAAGGACGGAATGCAAGGAATTTTAAACAAATCGCAAGGGTTTAAGATTGATAAAATTTTATTTGTTGCAGGAAACGATATTTTACACACCGACAACACGAAACGGACAACAACAAATGGAACGCCACAAGATACGGACGGAAGTTGGTTCGAAAATTTTATAATGGCGAAGAATCTTTATATTGAACTATTGGAACAATTACAAACGATTGCAGAAGTTGAAGTTGTTTATAATCCAAGCAACCACGATTTAACGCACGGGTTTTTTCTTTTGCAGTTAATAGAAGCGCATTTTAATAAAAGTTCAATTCGTTTTAACGTAGATTTAAAACACCGCAAAGCATTTAAGTACGGAAGCAATCTAATTGGAACAACACACGGCGACGGAGCGAAAACGGAAAACTTACCTTTATTATTAGCTACGGAATTTCCAATTGAATGGAGCGAAACAAAACATCGTTACATATATTCCCACCACGTACACCACAAAACAAGTAAAGATTTTATCGGTTGCACCTTTGAAACGTTAAGAAGTCCCAGCGGAACGGATAGTTGGCACTATAAAAAAGGTTTTACAGGCGTTCCCAAAGCCGTTGAGGGTTATATACACCACAAAGAACACGGGCAAATCGCACGTTTGACTCATATATTTTAAGTTTTTTGCACAATAAACTTAGTAGGTTTAGTGAGCAATTATACAAAAATTTGTGACACAATTTTACTGTAAAAGGATAACCACTATTGTATATTTGCATGAATTTTTCCAAAATAATGTTGGTTACAACTAACATAGTAGCTAGAATGGTGCCTTAATGTAAGATATAACTAACATATTAACCCCTTTTTGTAAAGTATATTTTGCATTATTCAGGGTATAGCCTTATTTTTTACCGTGATTTTATGGTGATACCCTTAATTTCTCACGTTCAAATTATTCATTTTTTTGTACACGAGGACAAAATATGTCCATTTCCTTATTTAGAATCATTCTAAATTTGTTAATTATTTAAAAAAAATGTTTAAAAAGTTTGCAGTTATAAAAATAGTGTTTATATTTGTATATAATTATTAACGAAACAATTAATTTTAACCTTTAAAAACTAACCAAATGAACAAAGAAGAAATGATTAAAATTATTTTAGCTTACGCAAACGAGCTAAACGAGAACTACGAAGAAAACCGCGACGCGTTCGGAATTTTAGACCACGACACAAAACGCGCAGTTGCAAAATGGCTTGTGATTGATGAATTAATGGAACGCTTAAACTTAAAAAAATGAAAATAGAAGATTTAGAAGTTGAAACAGGGACGGCATTATTGCACGAAGAAATTGACGGCGTAGAATTTATTATTAATTTCGGTTGGAACTTTATTAGCCACGTAGAAGAAGGCGACACAAAAATAGACGTTTATTGCGAAGACGGCGTACAATATATAAACGGATTTCCACACCCGTATTTTCCAAACGCTGAAGAAATGCGCGTAGTAAAAGCAAAGATTGAAGACGTAATTTCCGAAGATTATTTTTCTTATGGATTATCGGAATGGATTGAAGGACAAAGACCAGACCGCGATTATTATAACGAATACTAAAACCAATAAAATGAAAAAACTAATTAAGTCGCAATTTGCGACCGCAGAAAACGAATTCACACCGATAAGACCAAACGTAATGGCTTGCGTTCGTTGGTGGCGTAATCAATCAATACAAGAAGACAAGGGCGGAAGCTTCAATCTTGAATTATATTTAGACTATTTAAACGAACAAGATTTTAACCAAAATAAAACTTTTGAAAATGAGCGATAAAAACCAAACAGCGGTTGAGTGGTTAACTAAAATTTTAGAAAACCAAAAAAACGAACCGTTCAATTTTGACGAGTGGAAAATTGCGTTTGAATACGCAAAGGAAATTGAAACAAAGCAAATAGTTGAAGCGCACGGAGATAAATTGAAAAAAAGCAAAGATTCAGGAAATTACGAATTTTGGTTTACGGGTAAAGATTATTATAATAAAACATTTAAAAACACGGAAAATGAAACGATTTAAAATTACCTTTAATTACTTTGAGAACGGAAAAAAGCGTTTAGGAATTAGAATTTTGGAAGCGTACGACCGCGACCACGCTATTTTAAAAATGGATTTACATAGACCACTAATTTTAAAAGTTGAAACATTATGATACAAAGAATAGAGCAAATAATTGAAGAACAAAATTTAAGGGAAAAAACAAGATACCGTTACATAGTACACCGTAGGTGGTTTTTGTTTGTAATCCTGCGGAAGCACGGAATAAAATTTAAACGAATAGCCGAAATGTTTGATTTAAACCACTCAACAATAATTTACGGAATATCAATGGCGGAATTTTTTGAAAAGCAACAGGACGAACTTTTTTTACTCGATACAATGGAGCTACAAAAGGAATTCGCTGGTAAAGAAATAGTTTTTGTACAAAGGAATTTAGTAGAAGATATTTTAAAATGCGATTCAATGGGGGATTTATCTTTGGTTCAATGCAGACTAAAAAATAATCAGTATAAAAATTACTAAAATGTATTTCGTATTAATATAATAGTTATATTTGTGAACGGATTGGCTAGACACCATAAATCCAAAAGGAAGTTATTAGCCTTATATTGACGCAGAAGTCTAGCCCTGCGAAGATATGAGGCTTTTTTATTTACTTATAAATTAACAAAATGGCAGAAAACAAAAAGGGATTTATTTTATATTCCGACATTCAATCAATGATTGACAAACTACCAGACGAGTACGCAGGGAAATTATTTAAATTTGTTTTAGCGTATGTAAACGACGAAGAACCAACAACCGATGATATTATTTTACAAATTGCTTTTGAACCAATTAAACAAAGTTTAAAAAGGGACTTAAACAAATGGAATGACAAAATTAACAAACGTAGCGAAGCGGGAAAAATTGGGGCAAACGTACGTTGGCAAAAGCAAGCGATAGCAAACGATAGCAAACGCATAAAACCTATGGCAAAAATAGCTGATAGTGTTAATGTTAATGTTAGTGTTAATGATAATGAAAAAGATATATATATATATAGTTTTTTTAATTCTTTAATTGATTACGGATTTAATAAAAATTTAGTTAATGATTGGATTCAAGTACGAAAGTCTAAAAAACTAACAAACACAAAAACGGCATTTGATAAATTTATTATAGAAGTTGAAAAATGTAAATTAGATAAAAACGAAATATTAAAAACTTGCGTTGAAAAAAGTTGGGGCGGATTTAATTCAAATTGGATTGAAGAAGAAAAACCCGTTTACGAAAGTTCGGACGATGCACTTTATAGAAATGTTATGGCTTCAATAGCAAAAACAGAAGCACTAAAAAACGGAAAAAATGTTAATTAAAAGCGGTTCTGGAATCAACTATTTATTGGACTATAAAAACGGAAAAATAAAACAAGGTTTAAAAATTAATTGTCCGTTAGATGACTATTTACGATTCAAACCTAAACAACTAAATATAATTTTAGGACACGACAACGTCGGTAAGTCGTATTGGATTAATTGGTACTTTTTAACCTTGAGTTTAACGAACAATTTAAAATTTATTATTTGGAGCGGTGAAAATCAACACGGGCAAATATTACGCGATATGGTACAAATGTACTCGGGTAGACCTTTTAAAGAATTAAGCGAATCCGAAATAATTAGTTACTCTACATTTTTAGAACAATCATTTACTTTTATAGATAATTCAAAACTTTACAAACCGACTGAATTATTAGAAATTTTTAGAGCTTCAGACGCGGACGCTTGTTTAATTGACCCGTTCACGGGTTTAGATAGGGAAATGAACTACGAGGGTAATTATAAGTTCTTAAATATGGCACGGCAATTTGTAAACGAGACGGGAAAAACAATTTTTATTAATACGCACCCAACAAGCGAAAGCGGACGGAGCGGGAATTTATACCCAGACCAACACCATTGGAAGGGACACCTTAAACCACCTTTAAAAGACCATATAGAAGGCGGTAAGGCGTTTCTAAACAGGTGCGACGATATGTTCGTAATCCACCGGTTAATAAAACACCCAACGATGAAATTTTTTACAATGGTTGGAGTTGAAAAAATTAAAGATACGGACACCGGCGGAAAACATACGGCGCTGGACGTTCCCGTTTTATGTAATTATAATTACGGGCTTGGGTTTACGGTTGATTCAATAGACCCGTTACAAAAGTTAAGACCAAAACAAGCACCAATTTTTAAGCAACAAAAAAAACTAGATATTTGGGACGAAATTGCAAAGAATACTAACCAATAAAAACACGAAAAAATGGAAATACAAATATTAAAAGCCAGAACGATTTTAAGAAAAACTTTACTTAAGTTAAAAATAAGCCGTGAAGAAATAGAAGAAAAAAACGGACATAGAACCGACTTAATAAATTCGATGTTAGAAACCGAAAACGAAATAAGCGAAGTTTTAACTACTTTTTTAGTTCTGGAGAAACAATCTCGTGAATTTTCACAAAGCGCGTATAGGTTGGAGCGCCTAAACTTAGATTTAAAATTTAAGATTAAGGAACTTGAAAACGAAATTGAAGCTAATAATTTTTAACGTT